GCCTTTTACAGCCTTCATTATAACTTGAGAAACTCGTGGTCGTAGCCAAAAAAGGAGCTACCTATCTTAAACAAGAAATAACGGGGGTATAAGGGTTGTGGGAGGAACGTCGGTGCAACGTCCTGCATTGTGGCGGTGGGCATAAGCTAAAGACTTACTGGTTCCGTGCAAATTCGAAAACATGCGGGGAACATGGCTTTTCGCTATAGGACAGTACCAGCCAATGAAGGATGGCAGTAACGTTTGCTAACACAGTGTTCGAAAACTTGTTAGCGTGGCCTAGATTTAGTGCTCGTAGGCTTATGAGCAGGTCTCTTTGCTTTCAGGGGGACAAGAGCGCCAGGGGCGAAATTGATCGGGGAAAAATAACATGGAAAAAAGGGTACCGGGTAAATTAACATGAAATCGTCTGCCGCCTGAAGGGACATTTGAGTTTGTGAGAGTGAAATTCCAAACTGATCTGCAGGATAATAAGATACAAAGGAATCACCTTGATATCCTGAGTCGTAGGACTGGCCTGGACCCAGGGTCGGATAAAAGGGTGTTATGTTGTACCAAGGGATATGAATTGACTCATTATTATACAGAAGGTTGGAAGATGTGGTGAAAAATGGGGCCACTCCATCACCATACGTGACAATTGTTTGATCGTTTTGCAATGAAACTAACTGGCACGGCTGAGTGTGAGTTAGGATCCTTCCACCCCTCCAAAATCTAAAGAGGGCTGAGAAATAGTTGAAGGGCTCACCAGCAATAGTAGTATAGTTGACAAAACTACTGCCGGCGGGAAAGGACCATGGGGATGTTGTGGGGGGTGATCCCATGATGTGAGAAGAACGACGTTTGATACAGTCAGAAATAGTGTGAGCAGATTCTGGCTGGACCCAACCTTGTTCGAGTGCTTGTTGAACTCCGGAAATGAGTCCATTGAACGGTTTTTTGAACACCGTGTCAAGAGAACATTCTGATTTAAATTTGAAATTCTCAGTTCCGGGGCGCACGCCTCGTAAACGCGAAAACTGGGTGTCTTCTCCGCCAGAGCGGAATACGTTAACGAAAACGATGGGTGTTGAAGGGGCAGATGATCCCACAATCGGAGTTATGATCTCGACTGTGATTGTGGGAATTGCGTCTGTGCCGCTGATGTCTGTCAGTGGCTCTCTCCATAATGTTGAGTAAAGGTAAGGTACTTGAAATTCGAACCAAGTGTCACCTTTTACATCAATTATTGTGGACTCCAAATCGCCGATGTCAATAACAGGAAGGGAGGACTGTCTGTTAAGGGAGACACGAGCGCGAAATGAATAGAAAGATGGGACGCAAAAGTGAAGGGCATATTTAATGCTGCCTCTCCAATATTGAAAGGGCAATTGAATGTTGGCGAGCCAATCTCCAATTAGAGTGTTGGTGGGAGCTGTGCCGGAAACATTTGTTGCACCACAGGCGAGTGGTGTAGCGTCCATAGTGAACGAAGTGTTTCCAGGGCAAGCGACAACAGCGACAAGCATGGGTTTTTGGGCCATACTTGAAACTGTCATGTGGGATGTATCCATCCCACCAATTTTAGGCTCTTGAGCAAGATACGCATTTGGGTACATGGATACTTGTTCAGCATAAGTGCTGGCATGGCATAGGGCTGCTTCTTTTTGATAAACAGGCATCACTGGTGTTTGCGAAGTTGTGTAGGTCGGCTTCGAAAGGTCACCAGCAAAGCTGTTAACTAAATCTGCAATTATACCATAACCTTCACCAATGATAGGAGCTTTTCTTAAGGTCTTGGAGACTGTTGATACAATGCCTTTCGCATCAAATCCTTGGGAGGACTTTTTGCTTGCTTCAGTGGAGTGTTTATCTGATTCTGAGGTAAAACCAGTAACTTCAAGCGAATCAAAACCTGCCCATACGTTAATGGGAAGTGAAGCTGTTTGATTAGCTTGTGTTGAGGTGAGTGTGTTCATCTCCCGGACAAAAAGGGTCGCTATACGGCCATCAGTCGAAGGTGGGGACAAATCAACGTAATCCAAATACTCTTGAGGGGACAAGTATGGGATGGTGATTTTAATCGAATCTTGATTGGAGGCAGAAATAACGATTCCGTTACATCCGGAGAGAATGAAAATGTCTTGTTGAGTCGACGCGGTGTTTGGAATGGGGAGGGCCGTAGAGCCAGGCCATCCAGGAATCCAACCAACCATCAGCGCCCCTTGGTGATAGGGCGTTGAATTGAGTTTGATTTCAATTTTGACATTACCTCGTAAATAACGATATCTTGTGAAAACTTTTTGAAGTGTGGCTATGGCTGATAGACATCCGGGTATGGGAATTTGAAAACCAGAAAAGCCAGGAGTCCACACAGCTGTTTTTACAAGATACTGTTTTTGTACGAGTTGTGAAGGGGTCGGGGTGCCGTAAGGGTCAGAAATGGGGCGTTCAACATTACCAAGAACTTTAACTTCGAGTTCGTTTGCTTGTTCTTGGAACGTTGTCAGACCTTCTTGTCCGACGGTGACGGGAGTGGCTTCACTGCCTACGGGGGCAATGGCGTCCGTGGTGGACGATGTTGAGGATACTGAGGCGGCGATCGATTTGTGATGCTATTCCTTCTGAACGATCAATAGAAGGGAGCGGGGGGCGTGCAAATTTCACTATAGTAGGAGTTTCTATCTCATCCAATAAATTGGGGCACATTGAGAAAGCTCATCTAACTAATGGAAATCTTCCTGAACCAACACTAGGAGGGGAAGCAAAGAGGGTCCGGTGTTTAACGTCCCCGGGGACGGCAGGATTTACTCAAAAAATGAGGTAGCAGTTTTGAACCTTTCGGCAAACATAGGGCCAAGTGGGCGTTCATAACTGTCACTCAATATCTTTTTAAGGACATGGTCGAATTCGAGATAATACTGACTTTTTGGGGAGACATACTTGTTGAGGGTATGTTTGTGAGCTGTGAAAGCATGTTTTCCATGCTGCGCCCATTCCGTAATTGCAAAATGCATGTTAATTTTAACTTGTTCGTCAAATGTCTTGTCTGAGGGTTTGTAGACCCATTGGACACAAGATTTTAATGACTCAGGGTTAAGTGGACAAAAAACATGACCTTGTTCTAAACGGAACGAACGCTGCAAGAAAACAGCGTCATGAATGGGGATTGACTCGTGGAGCTCAGGAGTTTTATCCTGTTCTGTACATTCATGATTGAATATGGCATTTCGCACGATTGCTATCGTTTGGCCATTGTATTCAGGGGTGAACTTGGATGCTAAAAGTGAATCGTCACCTTGTACTCCAATTGCGTTGGTTTCATCAAACGTGTGAGTCTCGGGGTCACCGAGGTCGACAAGTTTGTGTTGAACAAATCGATGTTCCGCAGAGTTTTGTGCAGTGTTAAAGAGACACGTGCAGAAACCTCCGGAGGGCATAATTATCAAAACTACAAGATAATCATCAACAACGAGATAGACAACAAAATGCGTTATTACACTAGTCTTGAGAAGGCGGTAAAATACGCAGAAAATTGGTAATTTGAAGTAAAGGCGAAAATACTTTAAAAAAGCGGGCACAAACATATTGACTGGGAATCGAATATCCCAGCCAGATACGTCCTGCGACACTACTCTATCAGAGATACGAGAGAGAAATGTGTAGAATTGTGACCACTCATGTGAGTAGGTGTTAAGCCCAACTTTAGAGTCGGACGAAGCCCGATTATCGTCAAGAGCAACGAGAAATCGAGCAAAGATTGATTTGTTGAAGAGCATGCTATCGATTGGGGCAGCATTGACGTAACGAGTAAACTCAGCTTCGACGCGCTCAATTGGACGATCTTCATCTTTAAGGAACATATTGTATAGAACAGGACAATGTATTCCTTTTCGTGAGCAATAGTGACGCATATAAAATGCATACTGTAAGTTGGGATGTACCCATAAGCCAGGGACTTGTAGTTCAGAAAAGTCATTGACAGTGGGTTTTGTGAGACGTGAATCATCGGTATCAAAATACCAAACGGGGGTGTTCATCACCACATTGGATGTGGGGTGATCTCGTTTGATAAGATCATCTCGAGTCACGTTATATTGGGTAAATGGTGATCCTGCAGCTGTTGTGAGGTCCGTTGGAGGTATACCGAGCGAGGGGACGCCTAGTATGCACGAAGCAAGATCAATTATTGTGGCGCAGTCTTCTGGAAGACCGCGGAAAATACCATGCCAATAGTGAGGGTCATCTAAGACACGCATTGAACAATCAAGCTGCCGCCCTTCCAGTTTTCGGACTGAAAGGCGACGGGCATTATAAGTAAGGGCCGCGGGGGCTTTGGTTGTTTCATATGGGGGAGGAAATTCTGAATTACCTGTTTGAAAAACGGTTGGGCGTAATTTAGTTTGGGTATTAAAAAAAATCCTTTTGTTCAACTTATACATAGCACGGGTGCCAGGCAAAGGTGAAGCGAGTGTGTCTGTGAAAGTGAGTGGGAAAGATGGGAGCTGAATAAATTCAGGTTCACCGAAAGCACACTCGGAATTAAACTCATCCTTAGGGATCTTGGTAAGGATGTATTCAATTTCTTCGCGAAAAAAGGGGGCGACAATAGAATCAACGCCTCCAATTTTAAGTACGTTGGAAGCGATGTGAAGGCCAAGAACGTAATTTGTCCCGATGTGATTGGAAAGTGAGATATAGGGCATACCACACAAACCATCCCCACCGGGAAGTGAGGGGACACGATAATAGTCAGTGACTGTTACCTTGTCTGTTGTGATTGGGGATTGGGTGTGTTCAAGACCAAGTATACGAATAGGTTCATTCGTGACTGTGGTTTTGATTGTGACATCACCTTTTAGTTCACCGAGTTCGATTCGTTCAGTTCCACGAGTGAGAAGGAGCTTAACGAGATCTGGTCGGCGAAGTAAATGGGTGACCATATCTTTCCTGAAACGAATTCCAGGAACCCAAAGCACGGCTAAATCACGACGATCAAAGGCTTGTTCCAACTCAACTAATTTGAGATCAGTGGGATCAAGTTGGGAAAGTGTTTTGATGTCGCGAAAATAGGCGTGATCTGTGTTTACACGACGGCGATCAATTCCTGGGTAGAAAGTGATGTGGGTGAGCTGGCCGTGTAAAAATACATGTTTAGGGAGAACCATCAAACTTTGAGAAAGAAAGAAGGCATTTGCCCAAGTTAGTCGTTTTGTGGACTGGCTATCAATAAATTCAATTTCGGAGACGTAGATATTGGACGCTACGCGTGCTTCAATTGAACTTATTGCATCACCTTGTTCGGAAACGAATGACTCAGGTTGGTCACCTTGTGATTTGGCAGAGGAATTACCTTGCTTGAGCAATTTAAAAAGACGTTGCCGTTCTTGTAGTGCTTTGAGATCTATAGAATGTTCAGATTCAAAGTACTCTTCAGAACGGGTTATCAATCCAAAATACTCAAGGAGATAAACCAAACCACGAACCATGTAGAGGATCGCTCGTGCTATTATAAAGGACACAGCAAAAGCAATAATCATATGGAGTGCAATGGAAGTGGCCATGGTGGCATCATGCATGCCACCACGTTCAGGTTGGAAAGTGGTGAAACCAGTGTTATCGTTAATATAAAGGACTGCTAACGATTTCGAGCGGACTGCTCGACACTGAACTTGATGATATTGTTGCTTGGACCAATCATCAAATTCTTGTTTTTCAGCAGGAGTGAGGTGTTTCCATGCATAAGCAACTGTTGGGATGTGAAGCCCACCAGCTGCATATACAGCGTGATAGTCATGAAGCGAATCAAGTACATGCCGGATTTCTCCGGTTTGTGCATAACGTTGAATTTCAGGGTAAGGCATGAGGACAGACGGGATTTGGTCAGGTCTGAACTCACGCTTAATGTGAGCCTTGAAAGCCTCAAGCCAAGGGATTTTGAAACGGGGTGCGGGGATTGCCGATGTAATTGCTTGCCACACTTCTCCTGCATTCAGGTACGAACAGAAGAGAAGTAGAAAGTTATTAATATCGGCGGTCATAACACCTAAGCCACGATTTAAAGCGTGACCTGTTGTTTGACCAGTGTCGCGAGGAATCGAAAGTGTTTTACCACTTTGAAACTTTGCAACAGTGCGATGTAAACGTCTAGTTAAAGCGGGGCCAGTTATCGGAGAGAGCATAACTGCATACCAGGCTTGTTCCTTAACGTTCTGAAAACGACTTTGCTGCACAACATGGGGTTCGTGTTGTAAAGCAAAATCGTCATCTTCACTAGCAGTGTCATAACCATCATCCAAGTAGTTGTCATCATCGGGGTTGATAAGGGCATCCATCTCGGACTTAAAACCTACGTTTGAGATTCCAATGTTAGCAGGGGAACCTTTTACATTAGGATCAGAACTATCATAATCGTGGAAATTCGTCTCACTCGGGGGAGCAATGAGAGGCGGATAACCCATGCTGGCTGAAATACCATTAATAATATCTGCGGGGAGGTCAGCAAGGGATTCACGATCGAGGATAGTTTGAGTAATCTTGGTATGATCAATGGGAGCGGGTTCACGAATCAAATCAAGGTTACCGACGGTTGTGGTTGTAGTGGTGGGAAGATTAGAAGCCGTTGTTGTGCCATCTGGAAGGACGACACGAGCAAGGGGTTCACGAGGGAACAACATTGATAGAGGGTTGACTTTGGGACGCCAACTCAATAAATACTGTTCACACGCTTCTTTATGAGCGTCATGCAAACGTGAAACTAAGGTAAGTTGTAACTTATGAGCAGCTACAACATACTCAGTTTCACGATGCATGCGCTTGAGG